CTTGAGCGTCTTTCATGTAGGTGTACTTGCCACCTGTATGTTGTTCGATCTCGTGGGTAGGAGCATCCATGATGGTACGTTCTACCCCGTCTACCTTGATGGTAGATCCCGCAGCAAGACGTTCTCCAGGTTTAGCTCTGGCAATGTAACGAGCACCCTCTGCAGGTTTACCATCCTTGTACCAGTGAGAAGGTTTACCGTTCTTCCACTCTTTGACTACTTGGTGTCCGAGGTTCTTTGGTTCTTCTATTTGGATAATTCTTCCATCATCCAGTTTAAAGAGAGACCGTTCCCTTGTAGCACTGGCTTGTTCCCCAATGTCTGTACCCCAAGTACCTTGGTCTTTGGTACCCCACAAATCTCGGAGAATGCGTTCCCTGCGTACTGGTTGTAGGTACCGAGCTTGTCCTATTTCCAGTTCTTTGAGGACACGTTCATCTCCAGAAAGCTTTCTAGCCTTTTGTATGAGGGCTGTAGTTTCCTTGTCACCTTTACCCAGCTCTTCCAAAAGACTGTCAAGCTTGGCCTTTTGTTCTGGTGTGGAGTTGATTCTGTCAACCTCACCTTTAAACTGTGGGTCTTTTTGTCCCTCACGTAATTTCCATGCAACTTCACGAAGCATGTTGGCATTGTCTTTGGCTGCTTTGATCTGTTCTTTGCTGGCATTCTTGGGTAGACCAAGACGCTCAAAGTCTGTGTGCTGAACAAAGAACTTGGATAGATCTGCTGATGCCCAAGTCTTGAGCTTAAACAGGGTGTCTGCCAGCATCCCCTGATTCTTGGGAGGAGGAATTACCTTGGCAGCAAGATGTTCTTTCCAGGCACGGAAGAATTCCTTGGCTGCAGCAGGGCCCTCTGTTTCTAGTAACGTTGCAGCATGATCTCGGAACTCTGCTTCGTTAGCTATGGAATCAAGGTGTAGTATTCCTTTAGCTGCAGCCTTAACGTCCTCTGGTAAAGAAGAGTCTCGTATTGCTGGTGGTTCTTCTTCGGAACCAGCTTTAAAGGCTACATAGTTTTGTTTAACTCGGGATTCATCGTAAATTACGTAGTTTGGGTATTTGTCATTCTTGCTACCTTCAGAAGCAAATTTATGTCCCACTATTCCTGCTTTTTGTAACCTGTCTGAAGCAGCTATCAGGCCTGCTTTAGCAGATGCACGTTTTTCCCTAGTCACCAACTCTTCGTATATTTGCTGTCCTGTAGGATTTTCTGGAGACATACGCCCAGGACTAAACCCCAAATCTTCTAATTTCTGTCTAACCTCTGGATGTTGGTTAGACAAAGGCTCATCCCAAAGAAGAAGTTCTCCAGGTTTGGCTTTAATGGTGGCATGGTAGGTAGGAGTAGTTCCAAAGTGTTTGTTTTCTGCAGGAGGAAGTTCTGTGGCATGTAACCACGCTTCTCTGTTTTCAGTCAGTTCTGTTAACCACTCTTCTGCCCAAGAACCTTCGCCAGATTCTTCTGCTGCTACTGCATCAAGCTCAAGTTTTGTAGTAAGTTTATCTATAGCAGCTGCTCTTGACGCCCCCTTTCGTTCTCTCGACTTAAGCTCTAACCAAATGTTAGACTCTGGATTATCACCAGTTAGGGGAATAGTTCCATTACCTAACTTAAGTCTGTCGGGGTTATTTGCTTTAGCGACTTCTTCAAAGTCCTTTTTGTATTTAAAGTGAACTCCATCAGCAGAACTAACGTAGAGCCCTGCTCCCTTGCCAGCATTTCCCTCTCCTTTAAGGAAGTGTTCTCTCCAATTAAAAAATGGAAACCTGTGTGGAGAATCATGGGCAACGTGTATTCCATCTTCTCCTAAAGACTTGCCTACTTCGTCAGACATCGTAGAACCAGCAGGTTTAGTTGCAGGTTTAGTTGGTCTCCATTCTCCCGGAGACACCTCTTTGTACCCAGCACGTACTAGGTGTTCTGCTGTTTCTCTTTCCCCTATATTGTAAGAGCGGCTACGGTTGGCTATATCATCCGTAAGAATGGTAGCTCCAGCATCAGTAGCTTTAGAAAGTTCTTCAGTGTTTAAAGGCTTACGACCACCACGATTACCTTCAGTACTAACAAACACTACATCTGTAGAAGTGTAGTTTCCAGAGTTAGCCCTATCTCCCCACGCTTCTGCATAAGCTTGTGTAGAAGAGCGAGAAGAACCTTGTCCAATAAATTTATTAGCCTTATCAGACTTTGCTTGATCTTTGGCTGTATATGGGGAAGTCTTTGGAAGAACTACTTTGGGTTCTTCCTCCTCCATAGACCCTGACTTACTTTGTCTATCCTCTTTATACATTTCCCACAGCTTTTCTTTGGAAATGTTTTGTGTATCCCACTCACTCTTATGGTTGTCATACTGCCAATCCTCAAATGTGTAGTTAGGGTCCTCCTTAAACGGTGTAGATTTTATTGTTCCGTCTGCCTGTTGTTCGTGGGTACGTGTGGATTCCACCAGCTCACTACCCTGCTCTAAAACATCGTGCAAAGCTGTTCTTGCTTCAGGAGAATCGGTGTGCCCTATAGTCATGTCTTTAACATGATTGATAAAGGCATTCCACATGTCTTTGACAGTACCACCCATAGTACGATCAGACTTCATGCTGCGTAGTTGGGCTTGAAAGATCTTGCTGGTAAAGGCTTCTGATACAAACTCGTGAATGTTTAAAAGGCCATAGAGGTTGTGTACATCATGGGGATTGAATGTATTATGTAGTGCTTGTAGTTCAGTAAAGTCTGCATCAACAATCTCTTTGTCTGTCATCCCACTAACTTCTTTGGGGAAATGCTCTTGCATGTACTTTACTTTGTACTCGGCAAAGAGTCGTTGCATCCCCCTGGCTGCAGCAGATGTTCCTGATTCCAGGGCTGCATGTACTGCAGCATGTACAGCTTCATGCAAGATCACTTGCACAGGAGCTTCAGATGGGCGGGTGTTGCTAATGCCTACTTTGTGGGAGCCTTGATCGTACTGACCTAGTACTTGTTTACCCCTGTAGTCTGTGAGGTAATCACCGTAATGAAACCCCGCAGACTCCACCATCTTGTTGCCACGTAAAAGACCAAGTAAAAGCCTTTGACCGATGGTACCAAGACCAGAGGTATGGATAGTGTTTAAAGCTTCTCCCAGAGTAGAAGCTTCATGCAGAACATCCTTCACCTCTTCGTGAGTAGGCAAAGCCTTATCTTTTATTACAGGTCCTGGCATTTGCTTACGTAGTTCATCTGCCCTCTTCTCCAACCCCAGAGCCGATTGTTCTACAGCCTTAGCTACAACAGGGTCACTACGAGCCAGGTTGTCTGCTTCTTCCCGTCGCATAGCAGCCCTAAACTTAAAGGTCTCTATATCAGTTTTAAAGTGCTCTCGTGTTTCTGGGGGAAGAAGGTTTTGTTGAAGTTGAGTTAGTTCTTCTTTAGCAGAACGCATTGCTTCTACAGGATTAGGGAGATCTTTGGTACCCCCTTCAACCATCTCCTTAAGGTCAGAGATACGGTCTTCTTGTTCTTGACGAGTTTTGTACTCAGTCTTAGCAGGTTCTCCTCCATAGACCTCCATACTTTGTATATCGTCTAAAGACCAATGATGCTTGTCTGTGCCTGTTTTTACTGAGTCCAGGTACTTTTGATAGGCCGAGATCTCCTCTTTTGTGTACCCACGTAACCTGGAAAACTCTTCCCAGTCCCCTGCTTGAAAGGCAGTTTTTTCTTCTTTAGTCCAAGTGTCTGGATCACTGTCTTTCTCTGCAGCAGAAACCTCATCATGAAGTCTTAGGTGCTCCTTTTTCCACAGCTCTATATCACTTCCAGGCTCTCCATCATACACAGGAGTGTCAGCCTCTTTTGTGGGAGGAGGAGTAGCAGCCTTCTCTGCATCAGCTTTCTTCTTGTCGTTACTCTCTTGAAGACTTTTGATGAATGCTGCTTCCTCTGCATCTTGTGTGGGAGTTCTTGTTTCAAATTTAGTTGCTAGTTTAACTTCAGGGTCTATTGCAGATTTGACCTCTGGCATCACTTTGGGCTTTACTGCAGACAGAGTAGGTTCAAACAAGGCTTTACCCAGACGAGTAGCTTTAGGAGCACCAGCTTGGAAGGCCGTAGCTACAGCTAATCTAGTAGGATCAAATTCCCCTTTGATGACTTGTTGTCCCCCTTCTATAGCCCCACCTAATCCAGCTCCTACCAGACGTTCAATCATAGGAACACTACCTGGGCGAAAGGCTGCAAGGCTAGGAGCCAACTCCCCGAGTTGTGAAGCAATGGGGTGCTGCTCTTGCTCGGCAGCTCTAGTCTTGGTATCGAATCCTATGGACTGTAACAGTGCTTCTGGCACTACCTCTTTAACGGCTTCCTGTATTTTTTGTAGTGCTATAGATCCGGGGAAACCGCCAGCCAAACCAAGTCCTGCTGTAACTGCGAGCTTTGACCAAGGACCAGGTGCAGCTTTAATTGCAGCTTGACCTACAGGATTCCTGATAGCTGCAGCAGCACCAGCCAATCCACCCGCAGTAGGAACTGTACTTTCTGCAGCACCTTTGCCAAAAGCAATTAAAGCTGAAGTGTCCTTTGCTTTTGGAGGTGCAAATTCATCAAAGGTCATAGAGCCTTTAGCTTCAGTTTCTTTTGGAGCAAACTCATCAAAAGACATAGAGCCAGCACTAGCCTTTTCTTCCTTTGGAGCAAACTCCTCAAAGCTCATAGCCATGTGTGTTTACCTCAATTCCATCTTGATGCCGTTGTCGTTGAGCTTCTTAATGATCGCTGCTTTTGCTGCAGGGTTTCTGTTGATTGCAGCTATAGCGTTTTTGATGTCAGTCTGTTGTTCTGCAGAGGGCACAAAGCCCTTTACCGGAGCCAAAGTATTTCCCTTCTCATCTGGCTTTGGCTTGGGTTCCGCTGTTTCTGTAGGTACAGTAGTGTCTTTTTCTACGCCCACATTGTCTAGTTCTCTTCGTTTTAATGTCATTCTTGAACGAAGTTTACCTACCGTAGAGTTAGGGTCCTTGGGATCTGTGTCAGCAATAGCAGCATCGTAAGCATCCTTTGCCCTTTTGTACCGTGCCCAATCAGATCTATCCTTATCTGTAGCCGTAGACATACTAAACAGTTTCATTGTTGCAGGGTCTCTTGGTACCGAACCAATCTCCTTTTCAACTGCAGCCAAGTCTTTGGCCTTGCCTTCAGCGTTGTCTGTAAGACGATTTTCTTCTTCAGAGAGTTTGCTTATTTCAGAGCCAAGGCGAGCACGTTGTTTATCGTGGCGTTCATTTTTCCTGGTTATCTCTAAGAGTTCTCTGGCTGCTGCTCTGTCCTCCTTTTTACCGTCTTCTATCTCTCTACGAAGCTCCATTGCTTCACTGCTCCTACCCCCCCTTTCCCTGATAGCAGCCATTATTTGCTCGTGCTTGCGCTTATCCTCTTCTGCTTTGTTTCTATCAAATTGTACTTTTTCTGCTAACACAGCAGCGTCATGTGCAGCTTTAGCTCGTGCTACGTCTCCAATATATGAGCCAGCTCCAGCAACCAGTTTAGTTTTGATGTCTTTAAAAGGAAGACCTGCTTTTTGAGCATTAGCAATAGTTCCTCGGATCATTTCCAATTCTTTATTATCGGCATGTGCTTTTAGATTAAGTTCTAAAAAAGCTTGCTCTACATCTGAGCCATCGTCAGCCATATTGCTGAGTATGCGTCTTATGTCTTCAGCTTTATCGGCGTCCAGTTTGAGTTGATTTACTTTTACATTCTGTTGATGTAACTGGGTTCTTTCCCCAGTCTCGTAAAACTTACGCCCTTCTTCTAGAAGTCCTGCGCTACTAAGAGCTCTGCCAATAGCCTGTTGCTGCTCCCCTTCTGGAAGGGCTTGTATCTTTGGATCTTGTAAAAGTTGTTGTACCGTGTCTTTTGCTTGCTTCTTCTCCATCGTGGTTTGAAGAAGAATGGCAGAGTCTAGTTGGGTTCTTTTTAAAGCAGCCTCGTTGATCTGCAGGGATTGCTGCAGCTTCTGTGTCTCTAGAGGAGCTTGCTTAATCATCTCATCTACATGCACAGGATTGTAAGCAGTCATTAGCCCTGCTTTCTGAATATCTTCAGCAGCCTGAGCACCTTTTGCTACATCTGTCATCATCATTGGCATAGTTATTCCTTATTGAGCAGTGTAGCCATATATGCTTCCGTCATTCATCGCGGAAGGAACATACCTTGATGAGGCGGGGTTAGGTTGGTTGCTAAACAACCGTGCAAGTGTGTCTGTCCAACTCATGTCTGAAGAGTTACTAGTAACAGGAGCAGAGGGAGTAAGGCTTTGTACAGCTCTGCCTATGCCTGTACCCAAAGCACCTAGAGATGTACCAAACCCTCCTAGGCCTTGACTCAGAGCTGAGTAAGCGTTATTGGTGTTAGTCACACCCGTCTGGGCTACCCCTACACCTTGGTTCTGTGCAGCTAGAGCTTCCTGTGCTGCTGTAGCAGGGCTGTAGTTGGCACCAGAGATACCAGATAAAGTTTTGATTGCGTCTCCATAATAATTACCAGCATAATCATGCCCAAATTTAAAGAGAGCTTCACCCCTATTCCCAGATTCCAGTTGTCCTTTAGCTGCTGCTGCTCGGTCTATAGCTTGAATTCCTTGGTTGAATGCGAACTGATAGCCCGGATCACCCATAAGAGAAAAGGGGTTTTGAACAATACTGTTAAGTGCTGAAGCATATCCAGGCCGATACGGTAAGTTGGGGTCTGCCATAGCTGCAGCACCGCCTGGAGTCATCAGCCCATTGGCACCAGACAGGTTACCTTTGATGTTCCCTACCCCACCATTACTAAGAGAGCCTTGACCTTTAAGGGCACTGTACAAACCTACACCAGCTCCTGTTAGTCCTGTTACTGCACCTAACAACCCAGTGCCAGCAGCGATGGCTGGGGCGTATTCCTTTAAGCCACTAAGTATGGTTGAAAATGTGGAGGAACTGAGAGTACCCTTGCCAAACCCCACATTGCCGTAAGGTCCTGTACCTACTCCAGACTCGGCACCTACACCACCACCTTGTCCCCCATATAAAGGATCACCCGCTGTAGAGTTGGGGTCAAACCCTTGTTGCCCTTGCCACGCTTGGGCATTGGCCCCATCAGTACCTACTTGCGCGGTAAGATTGTTATCTAAATTATTTATGTCTGTTGCATTTTTTGCGTAGTCCCAGTTGTTGTACCCATCTACACTTGTGGGGGTTGCTGCAGAACCCGCTGCTTCACTTGCTCCCGTAGACGCTGCTTCACTTGCTCCCATAGATGCCGCTGCCAAAGCAACTTGGATAGGCAAAGCGGCGTTCCCAAATCCTAACCAACCACCTTCTCCAAATAATCCTCCATGCGGCGTCGCCCTAGCCCGTCCTTCATGACTTTGAGATTCCGCATATTGGCGGTATTGCTCAGAAGTTCCTTGGTTGTACCAGTCGGTATTAGCCCCAAGTCGATCAGCAACCTCCTTTGCAGCGTTGTAAGCATTACTCCCACCACCCAACTTTCCCCACCAGTTTGATGCCATCATCGCAGCAAGTATCTGGTCTTGCGAGTACTGCCCTCCAACTGTCTGCTGGATGATGTTTTGCAACTGCGGGAAAAATGAAGCATCTTGTGGGTTCATTGCCCCACCGTACATATCTTTTTGCGCTTGCTGCTCAGGTGCTAGGTAAGGCGTGTATGCGTAAGTTGCCGCCCCCTTATCGTAATCATAGCCGTTCACCGCTCCCTGCTTTGTCCAGCGTTCTGGGACTTGTATTTCTCCTCCACCGTACCCGTTTTCATCACCCGAAGACAGTTGTGGCGGGGTATAGAAGACCGGATTCCCACTTTGGTCGGTGTAAGTACCGTCTGGGTTTGCAGTTATTCCACTTGGTATTGCCATGTTGATTCCTTGTAGTTCGGGCTATTGCCCTTGGGTGTTACCTAGTTGGGGATCACCTTCCATCTCTCCACCTTCCATGTTCAGCTCAAAGGAGAATAGGCGAAGAGGAACATTATCTGTTACTAGAAACTGCCAAGCCCTACGTCTGGATGTACCAGACTGGTAGATGATGCAACGGTTCTTGCTAAGGTCAACAGTACGAGCTGTGGAGAACGTAGCGTAGTCATCGTCTGTGTGACTGATAGACATGGTTGCTGATACCTTGTCTCCAACCAGTTGTCCTGATTTAAAGAACTTCCTACGCATAGAACCCGAATCTAGGTTGTTACTCACAACGCGCCAGTAGATAGCTGCACCATTGTCCGAATAGGCAGTTACATCCACGGAATATATCTTTCCGTTATTGATGTCTTGGGCGTAGCTGGTACCGTTAAATAGGCTGGCTGTGTAGACTCGGTACACTCCTTCAGCACCACTACTGTAGGAAGTCCAGTTGTACCAGGACTTCTCATCCAGGTCGTAAACAAAGGTTATACCCAGAGTGGTTAGGGTAATACCGTAAAAGGTATGTCCTTCTACACGAAAGGTAAAGGAGGTAAAAGTGTTGTCCGTATTGGCGTTAAGATATTTTTCTATGTACCTTGTGGATATAGGAGTAGGAGAAAGTCCATCTAAAACAAAGGCTTGCTTGCCTTTGATTTTAGAGTACCCAACATAGGCTATGCCCTGTTGAAACTGGACAATACTGTCTCCACTTGGGCAACCAATTTCGTTCTTGGCACTATCCTGTCTAAGGAAAGGGCTACCTGTAGCAGTAGCTGCATCGTAGAAGAACTCTGTGCCCCACTCACCAAATACGCAAATGTAGTTAAAGTGCTTGATGATCCCCACAATTCTGTCTGGATCAGCTTCCGCACTAGTAAAATCTAGAGGATTCCATAGCAGGGGGTTGTTGATTTGGCTGCTATAGATCTGCCCTATTTTGGTAGCTACTACAGTGTATCCATCAAGGAACACTGCTCCAGAAGCTATACCATCTGCTCCATCTGGAAACCCATTAAGGATAGAGGATGCTGAAGCGTTAACTCCAGAAGCGTCTGTAAAGGTCACTGTAGGAGCTGTAGAGTACCCGCTACCTACGTTGGTTATGGTTACCCCAGTAATGACCCCACCCGTAAACAGGACTGTTCCTGTGGCTGTTACGCCAGCACCTGGAGCCGAGAAGGTTACCGTAGGAGCTACGTACCCACTGCCTCCTGCTAGTATGGTTACCTCATAGACAGAGGTAGCAAGTACTTGCGTAAAAGTACCCACACTGTCGAGTACATACCCGTGTGAACCATTGTGCATAAACAAGTAAGTGTGGTTGGATGACTCAGCAAACCAGACTTTAGCTACCGTCCCTGTCATGCTTCCTACGGTAGTCTTGGTTAACCCTGCTGTTATCTTGTACAGAACGTTATTAGTAACAACGTAAAGGCTACCAGCCCACTCGTACATGCCTTGCCCAGTACCTGCTGCTATAGCCGTGTTTACTGCAATCTCCGTAAGACCTGGACGTTTGACGGTATCCTTTTGGTCTTGTCCTCTGGTTTCAAACATACAGTTAACAGACTTGGAGTCCTTGGACAGTGATGCTGTCCTGGACTCTATCTGCTGGCTAAGAGGAAGTCGGAATATAGGCATGAGCTACTATCCCGGAAACCTGTTGTTCTGGGCCCTCATGTCGGGAGTGAAATACACAGACTCATTCTCGACATCCCAATCTACAAGAAGTTCCCTGTACTTCTCGGCTTTCATCAGGATCTCCTGCCTTTGGTTTACAGGCAACCCATACTCCAAGGACAACTGGTCTGCCAATCCCCAGACAAGAGCTTGCATCCATTCGTTGGGGAATTCTGGAATATCACTAGCAGCGTTAAGGTCATCTATGGGGAATTGCACCACCATGTAAACCGTGTAATTAGTAGCTACCGTGGAGTCAGGAGTCAGGAACATCTTGACTGTGGAAGTAGTCTGCCCTGGGTTGAGCCAAATGCTGTTGGCTATACCTGTAGAGAACTTGGAGCCCAATACGTTGTAGTCCTGCCTGCTGATAATCATCAGAGGAATGTCAATATAGGGGGTTACTGCTGTGTTGCGTAACCAGGCTTGCAACAACCGAAGAGGTCTTGAGGAGGTTACGTTCTGCCCAGAAGGTCCTATGGTGTAGCTGGTCTGGTTTACTACCAAAGGGAAGGAGAGTTCCCCTACTGTCCAAAGTTTGATTCCTTCTGTCATCCACTGCTTAACCATCAAGTTAAGGGCTTGGGCACAGTTAGTAACAATGTTGGGGTCTATAGTAGAAGCCGTATCTGCTGGCTCTACAGCACCACACTTACGTAATGCAGACAGGATAATCTGGTCGCGTGTTATGGAATAGGTGGTGCTCATCAAAGTATCCTGTTATTTAAATTGTGGGTGCTAGACTGCCAACGCTCTCATCCTCTCTAACCGTTCGTTGAGTGCTTTTTCCCTGTTAGATAGGGCCAGGCCAGGTTGCGCTCATTGAGTTGGTCTGTAACCAAGGCACTACTAGCTTCCACCAAGACTATCAGATCCTGAGTAAAACTCGTTAGGTGGCAAACCTTGCGGGATACCTACGTTCTTAGGGTTAGATCCACCACCATCGTGTTTACGCATACGCAACACGAATGATCCATACGATGATGTTGTAGTAAAGCCTGTGGTTGTCATAACCAGTTGTCCTTGGGCGTACATCCCAGACATATCCATAAGCCCACCAAACCTATGGAACTTCATACGACTATCCACACCTGGGCTTAACACCCAAGTGCGATCAACACCTGTCAGTGTTTTCCACCCAAGAAGAACGGTGAAGTTGGTTACGGTATACCAGATTTCCCAGATGGACATAAACATTCCAGCTCCAAGAGGAGGGGTAAGTTCTGATGCCGCAATAATTGGGGTGTTGACTAGCTCACCAGATGAGCCATCACTTTGAATAAAGGTGTGAACATTGAAGGCACTGGGGCCATCGTTGATAAGCAGATTCTCTACGTAATTTGCCATGCTAGCTCCTTTAGCTCTACAGGGAGGGGCCCATGCCCCTCCTAGATTACATTTAACTTACGCGGGTACTTCTGCCCAGATAGCTGTAGCTATACCAATAGGCGCTGTAGTGATGTAGCTAATCTGCATGTAGGTACCAGGGACAAGGATCAACGATCCTTCCAAGAAAGCAGATACCGTCAGACCACCCGTTGTAGCTGGGGTTGTCGGAGAGTACCCAAGAGCTCTGGAGTAGACAGGCACTGCAGGAGTAGTGGCTGAAGAGTCAGCACGACCTACAGAAACTGTCGATGTTCCAGAACCATCAGCCCTATACACAACAAGAGGTGTGGTGTGGGTCACTTGTGTCGTGTTAGGAGCTGCGCTAGTGGCAATAAAGACAATAGCAGTTGCAGCAGGAACCGTGGTGTAGTTGAACTCTACGTTCCACAGAACCATCTTTTTGCCACTACCGTAAGGATTGCTGAGGATAAATCCTGTGGCAGTTGTGGTGTTGATGAGGGTTACAGTGGCTCCTGCTTGGTTTGTAGCCGTGTAAACCAGACCTTGTGCGTTGAGATCCGAGATGTTCATTTTTAAAGTGTCCTTTTAGTTTGTTAGGTTGGTTACACAGCTACAGGATTAATCAAAGCTGACTTGTCTGCTGCGCCTGTAGTGGAGCAGAAATTCTGAGCAAAGCCAAGCTTTGTACCTGTCGGAGCCAGAAGACCTGTTGCTGCTAGATGCCAAGAGTAGTTGTCGTAGACCAGACCAGAGCTGGTAGTAGAACCACCACTGAACAGTTCTCCAGCAGTTGTACCTGTGTTAAGGCTGTAGGTACGGTTGCCATAACATTGCAGGTTCTGAACCGCATTAGCACCCAAGGCAAAGCCCAAAGCAATGTTGTTGTTGGCGGTCTTGTTGGAGATAAAGTTGCTGGCAAACGTAAGCCGGTCAATGGCTGCACCAATCACAACAGCAGTGTTAGCTGCAGGAGGAGAGGTCAAGTTACGAAGTACACGGTTGTTTACAAAGCCAAGACCATCACTCTGGTTAGCTGTGGTACCGCCTGTGTAGCAAGCAATGAACCCGTGGGTAGCATCGTTATCACGGAACTCACAGTTTTCAACCCAGAAGTCTGTAGCAACCACAGCGTTGGCGTTGCTGAACGCTGTGACTACAAACGTAGTGGCTGCAGTTCCAAGAAATACGCAGTTCTGAATAGAAACGTTATTAGCTGCCACAGTCATTGTGGAAGCTGTTGTTGAAAAGGAGAACGTAGGGCGAGCAGCACCTGTTCCCAAACCAACGATAGCGATCCCTGCTACGTCCAAAGCTACAAAAGCTGCGGTACTGACAGTCTCGGCATGTCCTGCTTTGACAAAAATGATGTCTCCACGACCTGCTGTGCAAGCACCTACAGCAAAGTCTAATGTAGAGAAGGGTGCAGCAAAGGTACCAGGGTTGGAGTCAGAGGCTCCAATATGTCCAGGAAGTACCGAAGCTGTGCTGTTTGATACCCAGAAAACCTGACCTGGATTGGATTGGGTAATGGGTACACCCCGTACTGTGACGTTGTTGAACCCACTCGGGTAGTTTGAGGCGGGGCCTCGGTAGTTATCAGCCATGTGTTGCTCCTTTTATGTGGAACTTTCAGAGTTAAAAGCCCTCCCTTTTTAAAGGGGAGGGAGTCTCCAAAAGGATTTTAAATGTATTACTTTTTAGGCGAAGGCACTTTCACGGGAGGACGTTTGCCTTTAATTTTCTCTAGCGGGTAGCTCAAGATCACCTCCTATCTACACGTTAAACAAAAAGGAAGGGCGGCATTTAGTTGCTCATTTAATGTTGGGCTCTTCAGGCCCAACACCCTTGGGGGGAACTGTTACTAGTAACGTTACGGGCCGTTGCTGCCAAAGATACAGCGCGGGTCTGTCCAGCCAAACGAGTAACGCTCATAACCCTTGGCCTTCACGTTGAGTGTATCGAAGTCATTGTCCTGATCGAACATGACACCAACACGCTCATAGTACTTCATTCCTGTTCCAGCCGGAATTGTATTCCGAATGAACCAAGCGTGGGCACTGGTAAAGTAGTGATTAATCTTGAAGCCACCCGGAATGTAGTTACCAGCGTTAAGCACGTTGATAGCGTTATTTGCCGAGTTGTTTTGGTACTGGCTCTTCAGGATACGCTGGGCATTGAACACTTCCTGCCTAGCAATATGCAGCGTCTTGGGTTGGATAGCAATCAGCAAACCACGGTCATTTGTAGTTCCCATGATCTGCACGAGTGCATCTTCCAGAGAAGCTTCACTCAAGTCAACAGCCGTTGTGGGGATGTTGGACCAGGTGCCACCGCTGGTGTTCGGGTGAAGCGCACTGCACATAACAACCCCATCTCCACCATTGTAACCAGAGGTGAAAGCGCGGTTGTACACGTTAGCAGCAATGTTTTCTTTCGTTTGACGGAAAGCCATTGCCAACCCAGCAGCACGTTTGCGGGAAACCTGTTCGTACAGGTTATCGTCCAGCTCTTCTTTGGTCACAATGTAGCCACTCGCATACGCAACGTGCGTATAGCGGGTAACAAAGCCCTGGATTTCAGAGTCATAGGTAACCGGAGCACCTTGGGATTTTTGCGGAACCAAACCAAACCCGCTGATCTGGACATCTTCTTCGTAGTTCTTTTCTGAAGTGTCCGTATCAAACAGATCCGTGTATTCAGTTTCGTGCTCGTTGTAGGTTTGACCCCACCACGCTTTAATTCCAGGCCAAAGTGCTTTTGGATGCGATGCAGTTGTAATTACGCCAGCCATTTTGATTCTCCTTTAATTGGTTACGGTGCAAGGTAGCTAACAACAGTGCCAGATGCACCCGCTGTTACACCGTACTCGTGGTAGTTCCACTTGCACAGAACCCGGACATACGCTCCTACCGAATTTGTCGATTCCTGGATTGTTCCAATCAGACGAATGGGGAGAGTTGCTGTGGTTGCTGGGGAAGTAAGAACCATGGTGGAATACGGAGTAGATGTGGTATGAGCCACACTAGCACTAACCGTAACGGCTGCATTTTTGTGCAGGTCTGTCACAACAATAGCTGTGCTATCGAACTGCGCTTCAAATGTGGACAGAGGATTGTCGTCAACATACACATACCGGACGTTGGCACGGGTGCCAGCAAGGATATATGTCTGTGTCAGATCAAGACTGGTACCGACCAGAGAAGCAGGAGGGTTACCATCAGCAACCTGGATACCAACGATGATGCCCAAAGGCAGAGCCGAAGTAGTTGCAACACCACCCCACTTTTGCACAAAAGGAATACCGTTTGCATCAGCACTAGCTGCCGACATAACACAGTCACCAATAGCATAGCTATTGGATGTGTCTGTGGTAGGAATAGCATACATGCGGTTAGCTGCACGCCACTCCCCTGTAAGGGTTTGCTTGGGGCTGAATCCCCGTGGTTTGTTTGCGTTTGCCATATAAGGCTCCTAAGTTAGATAAAGGTTTTGAAGATCAGCTAAGTTTGATCCCGCCTTGCGGAACGTAGTAATTAGGGTTCTCACCGGTAATTGCACCTTTCCGTATTGCGGCATCTATCTGCTCATTCTTTTTTTGAAGGTCGGCTTGATCTTCGTCGTACCAATCTTGCCGAATCTTCATCAGATACCCGAATAGTGGCTGACCATTCTCTTGTGTGCCAACCAAAAATCGAACTCTGCTATCTCCAATGTCCCCGTTACGTGAGGTCACGTTTTCAGAGACACCCTTAATCTCGTGAGGAGCTACAAATTCGTAGCCGTTATCTGTAGCTTCCTGCAGTCTGTTCCTGTCATCGTTCAAGATGTGAAGATGATAACCAGGAATAGTTCCTTCTACTCTAAGTTTTCCACTGGTGCCGTTAAAGACTCCACGCTTGCGACGGACAGCACCATCGGCAGCAGGAGTAGTTTCTTTGACAGGGTTTGAGAGTGCCGCAAGATCAGCATGGGCACGGTCACGTTTTTCTTCAGGGGTAAGGGCTTTTGCCATGATGGTTCCTATTCGTTCCAGTCGTAGTCTGCGAGGTATGCTTCTTTGGTCATAAGTTTTTGCTTGACGAATCTATCGCAAGCAGCCTTCGCTTCAGCAGGAAGGCTCTCGTAACCACGTTTGCCGCCACCACCACTAGGGCGGGTGCGCCCACCAGCTTCTACTTGAAATCCAGGAGTTCTTGTTTCTTTGCCGAACTTGGCAGGAAAGGATTCAGCCAAGGCTTCATCCAGCTTTTCAAGGAAAGCATCCCCTATCAGGGAGGGGTTCTCTGCACGTAGGGTTTCACCCAAAGAGTTCGTCATCGCAGTTAGCCGTTTATCCTTACCAAACCAGTCATTTTTGTCCAGCCAAACTTGAAGTTTAGGATCAACTCCGGTAACAGGAGCAAGGGTAGGTGTAGCCACCACTCGTTCGCTGTCAGCCTTTGCTGCCTTGGCTTCTTGCTTTGCTGCATCAATTGCTTCATCAAGTACGTCTACCCGCTTGCCATCACCGTCTGTAATTGCTTGGGCTTTAGCTGCCCTAAGTTCAACTACTTCTTGTTCCAACTCTCTGGCTTTACGTTCATAGGAGTCTTTCTGAAACCGCTTAAACTCGTCGGCTGCTAACTTAAACTCTGCAAGAGTTGCTTTGGTCTGGTTAAGCTCTTTAACCAGGTTCTCATTGTTCTTCCGCAGAATTGGAAGAATCTCTCTGCCTCGCTTGACAAATGTGGGTGCATCTACCCAGTCATCTTCATTACCTTTGAACTTCTCTTTCGGTACCCAACCTTGACCTGTTGCCTCTTTGAGTACAACGTCGTCAACTGCAGGTACTTCTACTTCCACTTTTTCTATAACTACTTTGGTTTCTGGCTCTGTTGCCATAGCGATATACTCCCTTTTAAATTATTTGTAAACAATTTCTTTTTTAATCCACATTTCTCTGATGCCGTTTTGTTACTAGAAACGGATCTACCAGCTCTATGTCGGCATCCAAGGTGGCAGTAATGTCTCCATCGTTAAACATCCGGTACTTGAGCCCATCCCTGCCTGTGTAAAGAAGACCAGAGTATTTGGCAAAAGCTACCTTGTCTCCAACCTTGCACCAGGGTTCAGCCATATCGTCATAACAGGAGTTTCCCATAGCCACAACGATTCCTGTGGTATTGGACATTTGTTCCCGTTCTCGTTGCCCTTCTGTGTTCAGGATGATTCCACTCTCTGTTTTCTCCACAACTTCTCTGGGAAGTACCAAAATTCTGTGGCCCGAAGGGTTGATTCCGCTGGAGTTACTTGCTGGGATTGACATCAAGGTCCTCGTATTCAATGGTTATAAAGTTGGCTATTGCCCTGCACGTTCCTTTTACTGCCTCTTCTGACTCATAGTTGCCGTTAACCAGACCCTCTTTAAGCTGCTCTCTTTCTGCTTTAAGGACGCTAAATACTTTCTTGGTTACGGGTGAGGTGATCCATTCCTGAAACATCTCCTTAGTTACTGGTTCCATCTTTACTCCTGTCTAGTTAGGGGGTTGGTACTGCTGGGGTCATTGCCGGAATTTCTGGGGTTTCTGCTGCTTGTGGAGGTTGGTTCGCTTTCATTGACTCGAACACCTTGGTCATGGTGTCTATGCTGCTGGTAATACCTTCTCTGCGTTCCTTGGCTAGAGCTATAGCTGCCTGTACTTCGTTGAGTTTTTGGTCTCTTGGGATAGACTGGATCTCTGACCCAATAAAGGCTACCTCTGCTTCCAGCTTCTGGATCTTGGCTTGGGAAAGCTCTGCTTCTTTCATCAGTTTCAACAGGCCCAATTTAAGCTGGAGGTCCATCTCTGCTTGAGCTGTTTTGGCTTTAATCATCTCTATCTGGACCTTTTCTCCAGGACCAGCAGGAGGAATAGCGTTAGGACCTTTAGGATCAGGAAGCAACCTGTCAATGTCAGAGACCTTGAGTGCTGCTAGAAACCGCTTTTCAGCTTCGTACTTGTTGTACAAGTTGGGGTTGTTTTGGCTGGCAGCTTGGACAGTGGCAGCTTGCTGAATTCTAAGGGAGTCTGACGTAACTGCAGGATCAGCACTAGGACGCACATCGCTAGAACTGCCTGCATAATCTTTTTCAAGGATAACTCCCTTACCAGCAGCTTCAGAAATGAACAGCTTGTCCTCAGAAATGTGGAGTTGATTAAGCCGGTATTGCTTCCTGAACTCCTGTTTGAGGGACCGATAAGTACGCTTAAAGATCCCGTTAAAGACCTTTTTGCCCTCTTCGGCTGTGGTTCTGGAGGTCTCAGCGGGGGTGTTTTGGCCTGGAGACTGCCCAACAAGGATGTCTACAGCCCCACCTGTACGTTCTCCGTAGTTAATCAACAGGTTAAGCAGGGTAAATAGGACTTGGCTGGGTTCCCGTACTGGCAGAGGCATGATTCCTTTACGCAAGTCATCCCCGCTTGTGTCTACGTGCTTCCACTCGTTGGGGGTAAAGGAGTTATTCCCAGACCGCATCTTAATGCCACGGGAAATAAAGCCTCCTGCGGTAACAGACATGGTTCCAGCGTCTGTAAGCTGGTTAATGATGGTGTTAATGGACTCGTTAAGGGGTCCAAGCAGTACGCCAAACCCAAGATCGTAGAAACCCCCATCCGGTGAGGGAATAAACGGGTATTTGGTGAACACCTGTTCTGCCACGATGTTCAGAACCTTGCCCTCTTTGTTTTTGTTGATCCCTTGTTCAAAGTAGCGGGGAACAATACGGGCAACCTTCTTGGTGTCCCTGCGAACGTAGACAATGTAGGGCTCTTCGTAGCCATCCCCATCAAAATCTATGGAACAGTAGTGTTCCAGGATCTCGTAGGGGGTGCTGGAGTCCACCATCTGGGGTGGTTGAGTGCCTTGAGCCTTGTTCTGGGCTGCTTGCAGGGCTCCTGTACCGGAATTCAGGTTGGGTGTGGCTGGTTTTGTACCACCAACCTCCTTCCAGAGCCCACGTACCTCCCTTTCGTACAGGTCATTGCGGGTGTAGTACAGAATATGGGTGTATCTGGGGGCTGTATCTATGCTTTTAGCCCAGTAATTGACCACAAAGTCCTTAGCCAGTATCGTTTCGCTGACATTGTGTTCAAGAATTGGGTCAAAGTAGGTCTTTTTGAAAGCACAACCCACAATCGGGGCAATAATCAGGGCCTTGTCCATCTCGGATTCCCAAGCTTCGTCCTCTTCCATGATCTGGTAGGACATGTGGGTCTCTATTCGTTCTGCCCTTTTCTGCTTTTCTCCGTCTGGGTCTTCTCCAATGACACGGCATTTGACCGGAGTGTCTCCGTTGACCAGTGCTGGGTATGCCCTGGCGTGGAACTGCAACGCTGCAATGGTAACAAGGGGGAACTTGATGTTGGAGGAGTTGGGCCACGGAAAGTTCTTGGCTTCAGCAACC